AAAAGCAAGGAGACTTATTTATGGTTACGATGAGCGAACAAGAGTATGAGGTTTTAGAAGAAAAATTGAACAACCCCGAAAAAAAAGTAATTTGCCCTCGTTGTGGAAATGAAATTATTTATGAAAAGAGAGGTAATTCTATAGCTGTTGAATGTAAAACTAAAGGATGTATATATGGAGGAATTAGAGGATTATAGCAACCACCAGTCAATATGGCCGGTGGTATTTTTATGGAGAAAAATAGGATGAAGTTGTATTTTGAATGGAGAACAGCGGTTGAAATGGCGGTTGTTCTATATGGGATTCTGATAGTAATTATAACGTGGCTCAAGGTTTTCGAAGAAAATGGGACTCAAGCAGGAACATGAGAGAATTTATCTGGATATGAAAGGCAGAATTGCTACAAATACGAAAAAGCAAAATGTTAAGTACACTTCCGAAATGATTAAGAATGCAGATAAAGACTCAAAAGAATATAAAAGAAAATATGAAAATCTGTTAAAATATGACGGAATATCACTTGCCACTTTCAGGCAACTAAAGTACAATGAACCTGAAAGATATTGGTTGCTTAAAGGTTAAGCAGATGCGGTCGAAAAAGGTGATATACACATACTAACTGGTTTTAAACAGTATGAGAAGGTAGCAAATGAAGTTAAGAACAATCTCGTAGGTATTACAACAAGCAATGGATTGAAGATAGATTCATTTACAACTCGTTTTATTGACCGCGTAATCGGTCAGACATCAACAACTCATCCTGGAATGAGGCTTGGTACTCCTGTGCAGGATGTTAAAGACGCACTTGAAAATCCAATTGGATTTGGTGATAAAATAGTAATGAGTGACGGTGATGAGCGACAAAAATATTTCGGAAAGCGAGCATCTGTTGTTATTAGTATAACAGACAAAAAACTAATTCAAGCTACACCACAGAAAGATGGGGGATAAAATGATATTCACAGACGATGATAGAAAATTTATAAAAGACAATTTCCAAAATTCCGATGAGTTATTAAGTGAAACGGATGTAAGAAAAGTTCTTGATGCTATTAGTAATCTTATAGATGAAAAAGGTTTTGAACTACCGGATTATTATGACTATAACAACTTTGGACGAAAGGCTCAAAAAGTACACGATAGTATATACGAAAATAACTGATACCACCCATTCTTCGGAGTGAGTGGTATTTTTATACCATTTTTAGATGGATGTTATGAAATCATATACAGTAACAAAAGATGCGGACATGATGGCTCCCAGTTGGCTGACTACCCGCATTAACTATACAACTATAAAATTCGTGTACCGTATCATAGACGGTCATGAAACATTGAAAGCAGTGGGTATCTCAATAATGCCTGCATGGACATTGTCACAGGAGCGTTTGATTATAATACAGTTCTCCGGCGGGTAGTCACTCAGCTTACGAATAGTGGACTTCGGCAGATAGAATATTCATCGGGGTATGCAAATCGAATCGAGGTCGCAGCAAGACGGGCTGTCATGACCGGACTGACACAGCTTTCTGGGAAGATTGCGGAATATAATGCTGAAAAGCTCGGTACGGAATATTTAGAAGTGGAATGGCACGCAGGGGCGAGACCAACGCATACGATATGGCAGGGCAGAGTGTGGAGTCAGCAGCAATTGTATGATGTCTGTGGACTCGGTACAGTAACCGGACTATGTGGAGCAAACTG